TTTCGATTTGATTCTGCAGAATCGATTGGAGAGATGTTAATTCCCTAGCCTGGACAGCATATCCAGGTTTAAACAGCACCTTATGGTAATCATTAGATGGATCAAAGTCATCAAAATATGGTGCTACGTTGAGGTTCGTCTGCTGTGGCATAATTCTTTAGAACTGCAAAACAATTTTGATATCTTCTTTTTGGTTAGATGACCTTGTTATGGATGGTCTATTATCAACATAAACAATGTTTCCTGCATATTTTTTCACTTCTGCAGGTGCAATACCATCCGTAAAAGTAAGACCAAGATTATATGTCCTACTATTTATTGTGGTTTGGATACCACTAAAGTTTGAGTCAATTTGTAAATCAACACCTGTTGTTGGAGTGATTATCAAACTACCACCTGTGGCAGGAGCAGAAGTAAACTCTGTTAAATCAAATCCATAAGTTGGTGTAGTTTGAGCAGTTCCAACTGTATTAAATCCAGCAACTGTTCTATCTTGCCAATACTTCAAAACACCCGTTGTTTGGTTATAACTAATTACTCTTCCTTGAGCAGTTGTCCCTGTAGATACAGTTTGAGTAAAATAAGAATCGGCAGAAAAAGCAGCAGAACTATATCCTGCTCCTGCCAATCTCAAAGCACCAACGGCACTTGCTTTATCAGCAGATAGTAAAGTGTTTGAAGTAGTTTTTGGATTTTCTACAAGACCAACTCTTGCAATTTGATTTCCAGTAATAAAATCAGGGTTTTCATTATCATTTTCAATTCTAGAATAAAGAAGAACATTAGTTGCTCCCAATTCTCTATAGATATCCTTACCATGTCCTCCCTGAGGAGAAATAATTACATCAAAAGTAGGTCTTGTTGTTCCACTCGGAACGTTTCCTGCTGCTAAATCCACATTACCAAAGGTATATCCAGAACCTTGGTTGGTTATTGTTATTGAGTCAACTCTTTGATCATTGGTGGTAACAATAGTGCATTCTGCACCAGTTCCATCACCTTTTATTGGAACGTTAGCATATCGAGTAGCACCAGCAGGTCCAACACCTGCTCCCCTATCAGTAATGGTAGCCACTTTGATTGATCCATCAACTGCATTATCCCTTACAAGTGCGTTTTCAGTGGTTGTTTCCCAATTTAAAGGAACTGGCATAAAAGCAGTTGCTTCAAATTTCACAATATCACTTGGTTTGATAGAATAAAGATATTTCCAAAGATAACCATCCCCACTTGTTCCTGCCGCTCTTGGTTCTAAATCAATATGTGTTGGTTCATCAAGAGATGGTGCTCCATTTGGTGTATCAGGAGTAGTACCATTTTGTATGCAGATATAAACTCTAAAATCACTATTAATTACAAAATATGATGCAGCATACAAATTAGTGGCACCGCTTACAGCAGCAGTTTTTGTTCTACTATAATCGTGACGATACATGTCATAGGTTGTTCCTGAAGACCAGTTTATTTTTGAAACAACCTGTCTTACATCAGATGAGTTTATCTTCTTTAGAGCAACCATTGAATCCCAATACTGATTCTCCTCATCAAAACTATCTTTTGGTGAAGGAGGATCTTGATCCCATGTTGAACTGTAATCAGTTGCGTTCGTTAATCCAATGAAAGAATAATATGCATTGGTAGAGGTAGTTACACCTGCAACAAAATTCTTTGCATTTAATATTCTAATTTGATCAGTTATAATTGCAGCCATTACACACAGTTTTTTTCTTTATTTATTAGTTCAAATATCATAATCTTTAAATCTTAGTGATTTGGACCTTTGAACGAATGTAGAGGTAGATATACCACCAATACCACCAGTAGTAAACGCATTATAGGAAGTCACTTTAGACCTTGACTTAAGATCAATTCTTCCCCAACTAAATTCACCGAATGAATTAGACGTTTGAATGCCCGAACCATATGGGAAGTTATTATTAACATTAACAAAGACTCTAGTAATGTGAGATGTACCAATTCCCACTCCCTCAGAGTTAACTCCCGTTGGTCGATATACAGTTTCAGCACTTTGAACAAAGTATATATTATCAATATTAGAAGTTCCAATCCCCACTGTATTACCAGAGGTATCGAGTGAAGTAATAGATGTTGAAGAAGATCCTACATTTGAATTAAATACCATGAAGTAATCGCCAGAACTTAGTGAACTTGCAGTCACTGCTGTTGCAACAATATCAGTATTATATCCAACATTTCTTAGGAAAGAATCAAGTGGAATGTGTAAATCAAAGATGAACTGAGTTGTTCCAATTCCTACAGAGGTAGTACCAAATCCAACAATTACTCCATTGTCGCCATTATAAGAATTAACTTCATTTTCCTCTACCCCTCTTGTAGGAGGACTAAACAGAACAAGAGGTGGATTAGTTTGAGTATAACCAAGACCAGGATTAGTGATCGCAACACCTGTAATAGTGCCTGCCGCACCAATTGTAACTGTACCAAGAGCAGTTGTTGTAGTTCCTATGCCAACTCCATTTGTGCTACCAAAACTTACTAATGCATCTGAGTATCCAACACCACCAGTGGAAATAGCAACAGAGGTAATTGTTCCTGCAGTTGAAACAATCGCAGTTCCAGCAGCAGAAACTTTGTCATCTTGTGGAATAAATTTAACTTTATTTTGGAAAGTCAGATTTACCTTATCAGTAATTTCATTGCGAATATTAAATAGAGGTCTAAGTGTATCAACGAAAATTTGAGTAGCACCAACTCCAACTGTTTTAATGATATGTGCCGTTGGGTTAACTACTGGTTCATAGAGTTCCCTATTTTTACCAACTTCTTTTTCGTTGATAATTTTGTCCTCAATTTGTCTACACCAAACAACAGGTCTAAGTAAAGCAGTATTTTGAACGTTACCAGGACCACGATAAGGATTTGTTTCTGCAACATCAGTTCCAGATACAAAATTAACAGATCTTACTTCTTCATTCGTAAATATATCATTATTTTGAATTTGAAGTGTATCACCCTCTTTAACAGTTTCAATAATCTCTCTCAACACAACGTCTTGAGAACCGGTTCCTTTGTAGAAAATAATTTCAACAGTGTCACCGATCTTAGGAGCTTCTGTAAACTCAATTTGAGAACCACCTTCAAATATGTAACCTTTACCGGGAACCTGAAGAATATTATTTACAAAGACGATAATTACATCTTGAACATTTACTTTGGATCCTTTACCTGCAACAATTGAAGTAACGACTCCATCAACTTCAATTGGGAAGTTAGTTCTACTTCCATTGATGAATTTTTCAATATTATCAATGACCTGTAACTCACCAACTGACCATCCAGTAAATTCATCACTTACTATCTCTGCAATATCAATCTTAAATTCATTGAATGTTTTACTTGTGTCAGTAGGAATGCCAATTGTGCCACCAATAGCAACAGTCAATGATTGGTTATTACCATAACCATATCCTGTATTTTTGATCGTAAAATCAATTACACTTGATCCTTGACCAACTACTATATCAATTTTAGCACCGGTTCCTACACCAGCAGAACTTGAACTATAAATTAATGGAATGTTGCTGTAACTTAGTGGATCATCAATAATCACCAGAGGTGGATTAGTTGATGTATAACCAGTTCCTGGATTTGTAATTGCAATACTTACGATATTTCCACCACTTCTCGTGGCGGTTCCAATATTAAATTTATTAAATCCACTGAGAGAGGTAGTAGCAACTCCTACATTTACAGTGGTTTGAATTCCTGCCCTATATCCTGAACCACTATTTCCAATACTTATTGATTGAATTGTTCCGGCAACAGAAACTGTGGCAGTTGCACCAGCAGCAACAAGAGGTTGATAACCAAATCCTTCAGTAGAAGAAACTGAAACAATTATTCCCCCAACAGGAACGTTAGAAGTTCTTACATCCGCTGTAGTTGAGACTGCAGATCCTACAAATGAAATTGAGGTAATTCCTGCATTTTCTGATAGTGTGTATTGTTCGAGTTGATCCGCAGGAGCAATTACACCTGTTATTCCACCAGGAGTTTGGAAGGTATCATTTACAAGAATGATAGCATTTTCAGTTGCAATTCCAGTAACATTAGAACCATTAGATTTAAGAGTAAACTCTTTTTTAGATCCGTTAAATTCTTGAGATAAATCATCAAAAACATAATTTTCGTGATATGCATCATTTGAGTCATTCACAACACCGCTTCTAAGGAATATTCTTCCTTGGAAACTAGAACTGGTTGTTATGCCGGTCCAATCTCTTTCGTCTGGTGGATTAGTATCAGCACCCAGTGGTTTATTACCAAATGGAGCATCTACAAAATTTAATACATTATTTACAATGTTATAATTACCGATGACTTTTGTTACTAAAGCTCCCGTAACTGCAGCACCAACACCTGTTCCTAACCATCCTCTTCTTACAATTAAGTTATTTGTTTGTCCAATACCAACACCATCAACTCTTATAATTTCATTGCCAATTTTAATTAAATCACTACCAGAAATTGAAGTAATTCCTGTCAACCTAAGACTATCATCAGTGGTTGTTAATTTAACAGCAAGTGTCGTAGTAACTGCAGTAGAAACGATGGGAGATTGAATTATATTGTCAATTGCAATTAACCCTTTGGCATTTTTATTTGTAGCAACAAATCTATGCGATGTTCCTATTCCTACACTTGTCAAGTTAATTGCTTCAGGAACTGGTTTTAATGCATTTTCAGCACTAGATGCAATTTTAATTTTATCATCAGTTACCTTGACTACAAACAAATCGCCTGGGAGTGAAGTTGTAGTTCCAATACCAACGAATGAAGTGCTAGAAATACCAATTGCCATGGTTGATCCAGCACCAGCGTGATTATATTCAATCTTTTCACCCGTGACAAAGAAGTGATTTGGAAGAGTAATAGTATTTGTGGTCAAGTCAATAATACTTGAATCATTTCCCTCAAATGATCTTTCAAAAATTGGAGTGGTTTCGTGTGTTAATTCAAACGCTCTCTTAATGTCTCTTTCGGTTCCTTCATATGTCGCAAATCCCGATTCAATAACAGCATTATTAAAATCAATTTCGTCT